TAGGTCGCGGAAGAATTCTACTACTCCGCCAAAGTTTAGCCATTCACTGGCTGCAATAACATATTGTGTCATTTTGTTTTTCCTATATATATGTGTATGTGATCCGAGTCTAGCACCTGCTAGTTTTTCTCCTTCTACAATAGTATATAGCATAAAAACCCTACCAAAACAATCAACAATATGACAAAGACGTTATGCGCACATTGCATACCTATTGTCATAAATCTGTTACAAAACTTTTACTAGACTTTTACTAAGTATTCGTGTAATGTAAAATTACATTTGTGAGCGACGGGGTAAAGCCGTCAAGCAAAGGAAAATATTATGGAACTACTTACACTATGGATGCTGGTGGGCTTTTTATTTGCAGCCTATGCAGTCATCGCAAACGATTCAGTCCAGACGTTAGGAACGTGGATTGCGTCAAACAATGATCGTTTTCACTGGAGAACAATGTGGGCAGCCGCTTCGGCTGTTTTATTATATACAATCTGGTATGGTTGGTATATGAACGGAGGCGACATTAGTTATGGTCGTCTAAACAAAATACCCTTCCAAGAAATACAATGGTATCACGCAGCAGCACCAGGTGTGCTATTGATTTTAACACGTATTGGTGTGCCGGTTAGCACAAGTTTCTTGGTGCTTAGTGCTTTCGCAAGCACATTTGTATTAGAAAAGATGCTGATGAAATCTATGATGGGGTATGCAGTTGCGGCAGTAGCAGCCTATGCTATCTGGATTGTAGTAAGTAAAATCTTAGACGAAGCAAAGCCAGTCAAAGAAGAACACAAACGTTATTGGCGTGTTGGACAATGGGTAACAACAGGCTTCCTATGGTTCACTTGGTTGAGTCACGATATGGCAAACATCGCAGTGTTCCTGCCTAGACAACTACCTGTTGATCTTATGATACTGGTCAGTGTTGTGTTCGTAGGCGGACTTTATTACATGTTCCGTGAAGGCGGCGGTAAAATACAACAGATCGTTATTGAAAAACATAACACAAGATATGTTCGCAGTGCTACAATCATTGATGCTGTCTATTGGTTAATACTTTGGTTCTTCAAAGAACTAAATGATATTCCAATGTCGACAACTTGGGTGTTCGTTGGTTTGCTATGTGGACGTGAGTTGGCAATGGCAACAGTAACAGGCAAGCACAAATTTAAAAGTGTGTTTCCACTTGTCACCAGGGATTTCTTTAAAATGATGATAGGACTAGGTGCTTCAGTAGCCATAGTGCTAATGATCCATTATGTGATTGTGCCTAATGGTTTGTAATACCCATAGGGTCGGGTTGTTCCGTAATAAACACGAGCAGGGCCACGGTTAGCCCTGCATTTTTTCCAAGTTAGCAATATATTCAGTCATTGAGTGATCGCCAAAGTTATCTACTTTGCCTTGCTTGATGCCCATCCACATTCCACGCCAACGATCTTTAGCACGTTGCCAAGGTGTTAGTTTACGCTCAAGGCCATATGCGTTCATGTAATGCTCTGTGCCGTGATGTCTATACAACATGGCAGCCAATGGCACTCTTGTGACTATGTCGTTGTTGTTTACCCAACGATGATGAGGCACACATAAACTTTTACAATAACCGTTCCATCCTACTCTTGGCGAACCGAATGTATATAATTCTTCCACTTGTTGAATTTCTTCATATAGATGACATCTGCTGGCCATGATAGTAGCCATAGCAGCACCTAATGAATGTCCACAAAACCAAAGTTTCTTGTCTGCGTTTGCTTTGCGATCAATGTCTTCCAACACCATTGGCCAAAGTTCGTCTACTTCGTCTTTGAAACCTTTATGAACTCTGCTTACAGTTTCTGCCATAACAGGTAAAGCATTTAAGTCTGCTTTGATATCATTAAACTCTGTAGGTTGTGTTCCACGGCAAGCAATCACTAGATCAGTCTTGTTCATAAATCTATATGCTTGTGCGCCTTCTCTATTGTAAAATTCTACTGTGGTAAATCCGTGTTTTCTCACAACTTTCTTTACATATTCTACATCATCGCTATATGCTACACTGGCTAGTCTCGCGAATAAAAGACTACGTGCGTGGAAATTCATTTCAGTTATCATATCAAGCCCTCACTTATATGCATATTTATTATACAGCTATACTAAATACACATAAGGAAGTTGTTGTTATGAGAAAAAGAACTAGAGGCATATTAGAAGAACTACAAAGTATTGGTGGTAAAGATCGTCACGACGAGTTTTTGCAAACCACAGGAACCAATCTAATTGAAAGCTCGTGCAATTTAATTAAAAAACTGCACGAAACGTATGATGCTGAAACAGCATTAGATCTTGAAAGGCGTTTTCTCAATGCAATCCGCAACAATAATCCACGTAAATTCAAAGTGGGTATTGATAAAGTAATTGAGGGCAAAAAATGATAGTTAAAGAAGGCGGAAATATTTTCCAAGGCACCAGCAACTTTGATCAAAAGATTATTCCTGATATGCAAAAACAAATTGCAGCAGTGATGAACAAAACAGGAGTTCAAGCATTGCCTATTGGTTCAGGTGCTACTCCTACTCCAGGTAAGATGTCAGGCGACTTGGATATGATTGCTGACGCCGGCGAAATGGCAAAACATTTTAATGTCAAGACAGCGAGCGAAGCAAGAGTTGAATTAGAAAAAGTATTTCAAGCAGCAGGATTTGAAACCAAACGCACAGGACAAATTGTGCATGTTAAAACAAATGTTGCTGGTGGTTCACAGCAAGTAGACATCATGGTTGTGCCTGGTGGTGATACAGCGCAGAAGTTTCATGTGCATAATATTCCCAGCGGTAGTCCTTACAAAGGTATCCACAAGCAAATTATGATTGCTGACCTTGCAAAGGAAATGGGCATGAAGTGGAGCCCATACAAAGGCTTGGTTGACAGAGACAGTGGCGAGTTAATTGCAAACGACCTAGACGATATAGCAAAACGTTTGCTAGGTGATAACGCAGTAGCAGCAGATTTAGGCAGTGTTGAAAGTATTCTTAAAGCAAAGCCAGAAGCAAAAGCAATAGTTGATAAACAAGAAGCTGATCCAGGCTCAGCATGGAACAAAAAGAAGGTTGCAACCGAAGATCACACTCTTGAACTAGAAAGAATCAAGCAATTAAGCGGTTTAACTTTAAATAGTGTGAGAATGTTGTAGATTTTACCTCGTTTTGAAGCCATTTGACTATATTTTCGATTTCAAAGACTAAATACTAACATACAAATGCTATAGAACAATAGCAGTCCATTAAGAGTATTAGGAGAAAAAAATGGCAGTAGTAGCAAACCCAAATGCAGCAGTAGTAGCTGGCAACGGCAATGGCCCAAAAACATATGTCTATGCAATCGCAACAGGCACAATCACAACAGCAGCCGCAATCACATCTATCACAACAACATATGGTGGAACAATTGCAGCAGTTGAAGGAACAGGCGACGGCGAGCACGTAATGGTGCAAGGTGGCCCAGGTGGAGCAGAAGCAGTAAGCGGAATTTCACTAGTAGCAACATTCACACAAAACCCATAATAGGGCTTTAGCGTAAAAAACAAAGCGTCACTTTTACAGTGGCGCTTTTTTTATGACTGTAAATAACATATGCGTTTTATTATGCAAACTCTTGTGGACATAACTCCTACTGGTGCTAGGAAAGGCGACAATCCTTTTCAAGCCAACCAACATCAAAATTTTCTTACAGCTATAAACACTATCAGCATGAGAGCAAATCCTTACAACGTTAATGTTACATTTGACGAGGTTAATGTTACAGAATTACCTCTTGATGCAGAAGGTAATCAAAAAATTTGGACATTGACTTTTGAATTTGAAAGCGAAGGACAACATAGTTTAGAAATGTTAACTGAAGATATGCACATTGTTCCTGTAATTCCAGACTTAGAAAATACTGTAAATTGTAATGCTTTTTTGACACAAGGCAGCGTAATCAACACTATATTCGCCATGCCAGATGATAAATAATATTACAGATTATTTCTGTCAGGCATTCACTTAGGTATCACGAAAAGGCTATTTCCTGTCGTTAACATATGGAGTAATGAATGTCGACATCTGCATTAGAAAAAGAAAGTTTAGAAGCACACGTTGATCTGTGCGCACTACGTTATGAGCAGTTTGAAAAGCGTCTAAGCACCGTTGAGCATAAACTAGATAGCATTGCAGAACAAATGGCAGCAGGACAAAGCAGTCTTACCAAAGTTATAATAGGTGCCGCTGGCACAATAGTTGCAGGTTTGCTTTCTACTATTGTTGTAATTATACTTCAACTCTAATTTTACTGATAAATAACATATGTTGTTAAGAGATCTATACGAAGAACCTGTGGACGAAAAACAAGTATGGGCACGTAGCGGAAAAGCTGTGACTCGTAAGTATCGTTGCACAACCGGAAGACGTCAAGGTCGTGTGGTTGCTAAAATGTCACAATGTTATGCACCCTTGAATATCAAAGCCAGTGTAAGATTAAAACAAACCAAACGCAAGTTAGGCAGTAGAATGGCAAGAAAAGCAAAGAGAACTAAACGTACTAATCCGGCAAGTAAAAGATTAAAGCAGTTAAATAAAAGAAGATGAAGTTTGCAGAGATCATAGAAGCCTACAAACAGGTATGGGCCAGAGATAGTAAAGGCGGTGTTAAACGCAAGTATCGTTGCACCAGCGGTCCTAAAAAAGGCAGAGTGGTTGCTAAACCTAGCACCTGCGCAACTCCAACTTCACAAACAAAAAGCACACGTTTAAAAAGGACAAGAAGAAGTAAAAGCAGTCTACAAGCGATTAGACGTTCAAGAACAACTAGCAGACCAACCACTAAGCGTGTATATAAACTAAACAGGCCCAAGCCAAGAAAGCGCAAATGAGATACGAAGAGTTCACAACTGAAGAAGAAAGAATGGACGAAATACTTCCACTCATACCTGCGATTGCAGGAGGTGTTGCAAGAGCAGCACTTGGCGGCACAGGCAGACTTGCAGGCAAGGCGGCACTAGGTATTGGTAAACTTGCAGCAAAGGGCGTTGCTAAAGGTGTTGGCGCTGTGGCAAAAGGTGTTGGCGCTGTGGCAAAAGGAGCATATAATGCAGTAGCCGGCGACGACGATGAAGAACCTACAAATAATCCAAATGCTAAAGTTGGCACACAACCTAATTTAGGTGAACCAGAGCCACAAGCCGCAGCACCAACTCAACCAGGTGCAGCACAAAAAACACAAGGTGCTCAACCAATGGGTGCCAATCCAAATATTAGACCAGGTAAATCTATTAACCTACCAACAAACACACCAGGCGGTAAGAAATCTTATAAAGTTACAAAAACTCAAGGTGACGATGTAGAAATTGAAGATCCAACAGCCAAACCGGGCGAACCAAGAAAAATGACATATAAAAAGCAGGATCTTGAAAGGGCAGCCGCACAATGAAGTTGAATGAATTAATATCAGACTTTACTATCTATACAACCAACGAAGAAAAAAAATTACTTGACAGGTTGAAAAATCCCTGTTATATTGATATTTTTACTGAACGTGAACAGGTTGTATTGAATAACTTAGTAAGGAAAAGTATTGTTTCTAAAGTTAACTACAAGGGAGCCGTGTTGGTGGTAGGAAATGACAAACCTCAATAGTGCAGCAAATCAACTTAAAGATTTAATAGATCAAATATTACCAAAATATACATTACCGTATAAAGAAGGTAAAGCAATTCATATTGGCAAAACTATAGTCAGACACAGCAAAAGACATGGCTTTGTTATTATTGATGCTGAAAGCAATAGCATTGTTGAATTTGCAAACACCAAGCATGGCGCAATCGCAATAGCAAAAGCACATAATGTTGGACATGCATACAACAATTTACAAGAGCGTGACCAAAGAGCTGCAAAACATTTGAACGATGCAGTGCATTATCAACATATAATTAACACAACTAACGACGAAGATAAAAAATTTATACTTGAAACACGGTTAGAACTAGCACAAGACATGCTTGAACGTGAAAATCGTGTTCTAGAATCATACATATTAGCACAATAGTGATAAATAAAAGTAATAAACCATCACAGGAAAAAACTATGATTATTTCAGAATTTGCACAACCAGTAACAGCAAAGACACTTAATGAAAGTCTTGCAAAGCGTTTTGGCGCTAAAATTAATTTGGAAAAGTTTACACTTGAGCAACTACAGGATGCTCGTAATAAAATTAGAACCAGATTGTTCAATGTAGAAACCAACGAAAGTTTTGATAAAGTTCACAATGAAACATATCAAAAAACAAAATTGATGTTGGACGTATTAAATGCAGAAATTTCAGAGCGTGGCGACATTGAAGAAGAAGCAATTGAAGAAACTCAAGTCACCGAAGGTGCAGAAGATCAAGCAGAACTTGTAATGGCAGCAAAAGAAATGGTGGACCGTCTTACTGGTTGGATGGAAGACACTGCTGAAATGCAAACAGAATCAATGCTAGAACTAGCAGATGCTATCCGTGATGAAATGGGTGCAGAAAAATCAGAAGCATTTGTTGCAACTGTAAAACCTGCTCTTGATAGTATGTATAGTGCAATGGAAGTTACACGTGATGCTCTTACAGGCGGCGTAGGTCAATTAACTGGTGAAGTTGATACTCCTATGATGGGTGACGATGGCATGGATGACATGGACATGGAACCAACTGACGACATGGATGATGGATCAGACGAAGGTGACGTTGGTATGGATATGGACGCAGGTGACGACTTTGATTCAGCAGAGCCAGCAGCCGGTGGCGATATGCCAGACGAAAGAGAAAAGCGTGAAAGTGTTGACCCACGCAAGCTAGGCAAGATTCTTTCAAAAAAAAAGTAACTGAAGCAGTAACAACTGACAAGCTCTATCAAGTTTTAACTTTGTTGAAAGACAAAGGACAAACCTCTTTCACTATGGAACAGTTGAATGAATACATGCAAAACATGGGTATGCCACAGTTTGATTATGACACATTAAAAGCAGCATATGATAGTGATCCAAGAGTAAATGAAATTATAAAAGACTTCACACAAGGACAAGTTGTTTTGAAGACCAGTGAAGTAGATGATTTAGACGCCAAACCACGTGACAAAGACACAGTAAGTAAGATGGCTAAGAAAGCAGTTGACCTAAAGGATTTATAACTTGACAAAAGGTCCTGATCCTATTATAATATAATATGACTTTAATTAAAAACAAGTATTCCTATGAGCGGTTAAAGCGAGTAGAAGTAAATGGAAAGCGCCGCTATGAAACACCAGGTGGCCCTCCAGTAGCAAGTGTTACAACAATCCTAAGTGAAACAAAAGACAAAACACATCTAATTGAATGGCGACGGCGTGTAGGCGAAAAGAAAGCCCAAGAAATTACCACTGAAGCAGCAGGTGTAGGAACACGGATGCACAAGTATCTAGAAGACTACATTGAGTTTGGAGAATGGCCACAACCTGGCGGCAATCCTTATGCACAGCAAGCCCACATGATGGCAGAGCAAATTAAAATGAATGCAATGGATCATGTAGATGAAATTTGGGGCAGCGAAGTTCCACTCTATGTTCCTCAAATGTATGCAGGCACTACTGACCTTGTTGGTGTATATAAAGGCAATCCGTGTATAATGGATTTTAAACAGACTAACAAGCCTAAAAAACTGGAATGGGTTGAGGATTACTTCTTACAACTCACAGCATATGCTATTGCACATAATGAAGTCCATGGCACAAGTATACGTGAAGGACATATCTTTATGTGTAGTCGTGCTGGGGAATATCAACAGTTTGATTTGTGGCCTGATGAGTTTGACGATTGGGAACAAGAATGGTGGAAGCGTGTCTACCAATACTATGAGAAGTTTGGCTAAATACTTAAAATAATTCTTAGGAGTAAACATGGCCATTGTGCAGATATCTCGTATTCAAAATAGACGTGGTAGAGAACTTACAAATATTGGTATTCCACAATTAGCCAGTGGGGAAATAGGCTGGGCAATTGATACACAAAAAATGTATATTGGTAATGGCGCAGTATCAGAAGGCGCCCCAGCAGTTGGTAATACAGAAATTCTTACACAACACAGTGATCTTTTCAGTTTAGCCGATCAATACATCTACAAAACATCCAGCAACCTTTGGGGAGCAACTGCAAAGACTACACAAAGTTTGCAAAGTAAATTGGATCAGTTTACTACTGTTATTGATTTTGGCACAGTTGGCGATGGTTTAGGCACTGATGACGCTCCAGCAATACAAGCAGCAATAGATGCACTATATCTTAGATCTTTGGTAGTAAATGAAAAAGTTACACTTAAAATTCCAGCTGGTGAATATACAGTTAATTCTACAATATATATTCCACCATTGGTTTGTTTAATAGGTGATGGAGTAGATAAAACTATTTTGATTACCAACAGTGATGATAGTGTCACGGCTTCAACAAAGCCAATGTTTGCAACTGTTAATGGTAATGCAACACCTGGTGTATACACTGGATTAGCACAAACTGTTCCTGTGACTAGCAGCAATACTACCCAAGCAAGACATATTGAAGTTTCAGGCATGACATTGCGCAATAATAGATGGGCAGCAACATTTGATTTAAACGAATGCGCAAGAAGCAAATTTACAGATCTTAAATTAGAAGGGTTGTGGACCAGTCCAAGTGTTGATGTTGGTAATGCAACAGATAGTGCTCATGTAGCATTCAAAATGTCAGGCACAGGAAATGCACAGTGTATAGAAAACATTTTTGAAAACATCACTGTTTTTAATCATTTTAAAACAGTGGTAGCAAATCATGATGCTAATAAAAACATTTGGCGTAATATTAGAGTTAGTGTTGCTAAGTTTGGCTGGGGTATGGGTCAAGGCATTTTAAATGCAGCAAATGGATTTGCCACAGGCCCAAGTTGGAACCTAATTGAAGATTGTGAATTAGATTTAATTTATGAAACAGGTATTGATATTGAAAATGGCAATTACAATAGCATTCATAACAACAGGTTTTATAATGTAGGCAACAATATTGGTAGCGAAGAAGATGCTGAATATCCATGTGTAAGATTTACTAATGATTCAGATAATACTGCTATAGATAATTACTTCAAAAGAACTATTGAATTGTCTCCTCATAGAAGTGCAGGCGATAGCACGGTTGTTGATCCTTATTTAAACACAGAGTATGTTCCAGAAGTTGCTGGCAAGGTAGACTACAAAAATTCTACACGTCATACTATTAATATTGGTAACACTTTACAAGATGGTGGTAGTGATCAGGTTGACATTATCAAATTACCGTTGTATAATGAAGGTGTTGTTTACTTGGATTACATTTATAATAGTGAAAGAGTAAACGGCACAGACCCAGATGTTTTTGTAAGACAAACCGGAACCATTGAAATGCACTATGATAGTAGATTACTAAATTTAACAACGGCACATACTTTTGAATTCCAAGGTGACACAGCATATGTCAGTGACCTTGAATTTGGTGCTAGAACAGATGATATTGATAGTGATGTAGGCAATGGAGAAAGTATTATTATTTCTTGCAAAAACTTAATTCCAATTACAGACGATAGTTTTGTTTACAATTTTAGAGTTAGATCATAATATTAAATGTTTGACATGAAAGTTCAGGACCGGCTTCGTGCCTGGTTTGATTTTAGAAATAAATTAGAAAATGATGACAATCCATTTCAAAGCACATTAGAACTCTACAATAAGGCTCCAATTACAAGTTTCCGAATTGACCCTTACACACCAGATACCTATCCCGATCCTTGGGAATTACTTGATGAAAATCTATATGATGATTTTGGATATATTTTGGGAATTGGTTACACTTTGAGATTAACTGATCGTTTTTCCCAAGTGCCAATGAAGATAACTATTACACAAGATAACAAAAGATCTTGTAACCATTACCTATTACATATACAAGATAAAGTAATTGGTTTCGATAGAGAGAAAATAATTGATGAAAATGAATTACCAAAAAGTCTGTTTATCGAATCAATTTACGAAATACCTTGTGACTACTAAATACCAATTATTTAACTAATGAGAAGGATAAAAAGATGATTCAAGTTACCAAGCGAGATGGGCGCAAAGAAGCCTTAGATGTTGAAAAATTACACAAAGTTGTTTTTTATGCGTGTAATGATATTACAGGAGTTAGCCCAAGCGAGGTAGAAATTAAGAGTCAAATCCAGTTTTTTAATGGCATTACATCTAGCGAAATTCAAGAAACTTTGATCAAAGCAGCAGCAGATCTTATATCAGAAGAAACACCAAACTATCAATATGTTGGCGGTAGACTTATCAATTACCATTTACGTAAAGAAGTGTATGGTGGATATGAGCCGTGCCATATCAAAGAGCTTGTAGAACGCAACATTGAACTTGGCTTTTATGATCCTGATCTAATTGGTTATTACAATGACGACGAGTGGGATCGTATCAACAGTTTTGTTAAACACGAACGTGATGAGAACTTGACCTATGTTGCTATGGAACAACTACGTGGCAAATATCTTGTGCAAAATAGAGTCACTGGACAAATTTTTGAAACACCTCAGGTGTGTTATGCGTTGATTGCTGCTACACTATTTGCTGACTATCCAAAAGAAACTAGATTAAAGTGGGTAAAGGATTATTATGATGCAGTTAGCTTACACGATATTAGTTTACCTACTCCTGTTATGGCTGGCGTTAGGACGCCACAACGTCAGTTTAGTTCGTGCGTCCTTATTGAATCAGATGACAGTCTTGATAGTATCAACGCTACTACTAGCAGTATTGTTAAGTATGTAAGCCAAAAAGCAGGTATTGGTATTGGCGGCGGAAAAATCCGTGCTATTGGTTCACCAGTGCGTAAAGGTGATGCATACCACACTGGTATTATTCCTTTTTATAAAATGTTTCAAGCAGCAGTTAAGAGCTGTTCACAAGGTGGTGTTCGCGGCGGCGCAGCAACAATCTATTATCCAATCTGGCACTTAGAAGTAGAAGACATGCTGGTGCTAAAGAACAACAAAGGCACAGAAGAAAACCGTGTGCGCCATATGGACTATGGTGTGCAGTTTAACAAGCTGATGTATGAAAGACTGATTACTGGTGGTGATATCACACTGTTCTCACCAAGTGATGTGCCGGGTTTGTATGATGCTTTCTTTGCAGACCAAAACCGTTTTCGTGAACTATATGAAACCGCAGAACGCAATACTAGGTTGCGTAAGAAAACTATTCCAGCAGCACAACTATTCAGTGCGTTTATGGAGGAGCGTAAAAATACAGGACGTATCTATCTGCAGAATGTAGATAATGCAAATGATCATGGCAGTTTTTTACCTGAAGTTGCTCCTATTCGCCAATCAAACTTATGTGCAGAAATCGACTTACCAACAAAGCCATTAAAAGATCTTAATGATCCTGAAGGTGAGATTAGTCTTTGCACATTGAGTGCTATCAATTGGGGCAATATCAAGCAACCAAGCGATTTTCAAAGGGTATGCACACTGGCAGTGCGTGGACTTGATGCATTGTTAACATATCAAGACTATCCAGTATTGGCAGCAAAAAACAGCACAGATGGTAGACGTCCGTTAGGTGTAGGCATTATTAACTTTGCGTATTGGCTTGCAAAGCACAGCACAAACTACCAAGATCCTAACCTAGAACTTGTAGATGAGTATGCAGAAGCATGGAGTTACTACTTAATCAAAGCAAGTGCAGACCTAGCAGCAGAGCAAGGCGCATGTCTATGGAACGATCAAACAAAATACAGCCAAGGCATTACACCCAACCAAACATATAAAAAAGATTTAGACGAACTAGTAAAACATAAAGAACGTATGGACTGGAAAGGCTTGCGTAAGCAACTAAAAGAAACAGGTATCCGCAACAGCACATTAATGGCACTCATGCCAGCAGAAACTAGTGCGCAGATTGCAAATGCAACTAACGGTATTGAGCCACCAAGAGCTTACATCAGTGTTAAGCAATCTAAACATGGCGTGCTAAAACAAGTAGTCCCAGAGTTTAAGCGTCTTAAGAACAAGTATGATCTACTGTGGGATCAAGTATCGCCAGAAGGTTATTTAAAAATTATGGCAGTGTTACAAAAGTATATAGACCAAGGCATCAGTGTAAACACAAGTTATAATCCACAGTTCTTTGATGATGAAAAAATTCCTATGAGCACCATGCTACAACACATGCTAATGTTCTATAAATACGGTGGTAAACAACTGTATTACTTTAATACACATGACGGACAAGGCGAACTAGATGTAAACAAACTAGTAGGCGAAGAAACATTACAAGAACTTGAATCAGCACCAGTTGAAGATGAATACTGCGAAACATGCGTAATCTAGTTGACAACTAGTATAAATTATGCTACAAAATAAAAAAAGGATACACACATGAGCGTTTTTGATACAACGAACAAAACTGATCACACCAAAGTTCTAGCTTTTCTAGATCCATCAGGTGGTCCAACTATTCAAAGATATGATACATTAAAGTATAAGAGCTTTGATGGGTTAACTGACAAGCAACTTGGTTTCTTTTGGCGTCCAGAAGAAGTTGATATCTACAAAGATGCTAAAGACTTTAAGAGTCTTACTGAACATGAACAACATATTTTTACAAGTAATCTAAAACGACAAATTCTATTAGACAGTGTTCAAGGTCGTGCCCCAGTTGAAGCATTTGCTCCTATTGTATCCTTGCCGGAGTTAGAAAACTGGATACAAACGTGGACGTTCTCAGAAACAATTCATTCACGCAGCTACACACATATTATCCGTAATGTTTACAGCAACCCAAGCAAAGTATTTGATGAGCTTATGGATATTAAAGAGATTGTTGATTGTGCAGGAGACATCTCAAAGTATTACGATGACTTAATTGAAGATAGCATGTGGTATAATCTACTAGGCGAAGGCACACATACAGTGAATGGCAAAAAGAAAGTTGTTGATTTATACGAACTGAAGAAACTTCTTTGGTTGACATTGATGAGTGTGAACATTCTTGAAGGTGTGCGTTTCTATGTATCATTTGCATGTTCGTGGGCGTTTGCTGAACTTAAGAAGATGGAAGGCAACGCAAAGATTATCAAACTGATTGCTCGAGATGAGAACCTGCACCTTGCAAGCACACAGATGTTGTTGAAGATCCTCAAGAAGGATGATCCAGACTATGAAAAAATCGCACAAGAAACAGAAGCAGAGTGTATCCAAATGTTTGTTGATGCAGTTGATCAAGAAAAAGCCTGGGCAGAGTATTTGTTTAAAGATGGTTCAATGATTGGACTTAACACACAGCTTTTGAGCGATTACATTGAATTTATTTGCACACGTAGAATGACAAATGTAAATCTAAAGTCACCATACAACATCAAATCAAATCCGCTGCCTTGGACACAGAAATGGATCTCAGGTGCAGACGTTCAAGTGGCACCGCAAGAGACAGAAATTACGTCATATGTATCAGGTGGCACCAAGCAAGATGTGAGCGAAGACACTTTCAAAGGATTTAGTTTATGATTGAGATCTGGGGCAAAGAAAACTGTGCATTTTGCAGCAGAGCAAAAAGTTTTTGTGAAACTAGAGGTTATGCTTTTATCTATAAACAACTAGGTGTTGACTTTGAGCGCGAACAAGTGTTTGAAACATTTCCAGATGCAAAAACATTTCCACAGATCAAGATATACGGCAAAGTTATTGGCGGCTATACTGAGTTTATAAAGTATGTAGAGGACACAGGTTTTAATGGAACAGGGCATTCTCTATAATGGCTTATATTTTTGACAGAAATAATCAATCAGGAGTCCTATTCTTTTTTCATAAATGTGGCACCACCATGTTGATTGATAGAATGAATAATCCAAATTTTAATTATTATTTTATGAAAAGAAATAACGTAGATGCCTTTAAACCTATATACTATGATTATAAAATAAAACATCAAAGAAAAGAGCAGGCTTATCTTCTCATTAGACATCCTATTCACCGGTTTTATAGTGGCTATTGGCACTACTGGAGACATTGGCAAATAAATTTCGATGAAACACAACACTGGGCGCAACAAAGGTTAAATCGTCATATAGGAAAATACTCAATGAATGTACACCTTGATCTATTTAGGGCAATTGATAGTATAAAATCATACAAACAACATGATTTTAATTTTTGGGTCCATTGTATGCATGACCTTGCAGACGAATATGTGACAGATATGAAAGTGGTGAAATTAGGCACAGTTCCTGACGATAAGTTTTTACAAAATTTGTTAACAACAAAAGTTTACAACGCAAAATACAGCTCGGAAAACAATTACGATTACCCAGAATTACATACCACAAAATCGGAAAGAAAATATATCAACAATAGATATAGAAGAGCAATGAATTTATTTGGATACGGAAATGATTATTGAAACACCATACAAAACTAACGATACAATTACATTAAAAACCACAGGCGGAGACGAAATTGTTGCCCGCTTCGTAGAAGAAAATGACAAGCATATCACTGTTTTAAAACCACTGGCCCTTATGGCTACACAACAAGGAATGGGATTGGCTCCATATGCTTTTACTATTCCACAGGACGCAAAATTACAGCTAAATAAGAGCGCAGTGGTGTTTGTTTGCAAAACCGATCCCGAAATGGGAAAACAATATATGACCAGCACCACAGGGATTCAAATGGCTTAGGAGATAACATGCCTGGTGTAGTTAGGGCAGAAGTAGATAAACACATAGGACATGCTAGTCCTACTCCTAATCCTTTTCACCAGTTTAATTATGTTGCCGGGCAAACCACTGTTTATGCAAATAATAAACCTGTAATACGTGTAGGTGATAAAACACAGTGCGGTGATCCAGCAGTTGGTTCATCTGATAATGTATATGCTGAAGGTAAACTTGTGCATAGACAAGGAGATGCTACAGGAGGACACGGTTCATGGGTTCCTAATGCAGCTCAAACAGGCAGTGGAGATGTTTACGCAAATGGCAGTTAGTTACGGTACATTTAATTTTCCTCCAAACCCGGACATTGCTGGTTTATTGCAACAAGCAGCGGCAGAAACAGATCCTGTAATAAAAGAACAATTAATCGCTAGGGCCTATGCAGTAACAGCACCACTTACTGACGAAGAAAAAAGTATTTTTGGTTATGTGCAAAATGACTATATAGAAAACAATCCTGGTCTAGTTAATAATAGGCAAACAAGTTATGTAGGAATAAGTGGTATAGACGACCTGACTGAATAAATACAGTATGGCTATTATAAAGAGAGCAGACAAAGGTGCTGCATTAACCTACAATGAAATGGATGCAAACTTTGATGCTGTCGCACCACGTGATAGTGCTACAGGTGCAATTGAAATACCAACAGGCACAACAGGACAACAACCAGCATCTCCAGTAGTTGGACAACTAAGATTCAACACACAATTGAATTTATTTGAAGGTTACTTTGAAACCTTAGGATGGAGTGCATTAGCAGCATCAGGTGTCAGCGGCGAAGTCAATCAAAATGCTTGGGCTGAGATTGTAGTAGCAGGACAGTCAAATGTTGTTGCAGATCAAAAGTCAGATGTTCTTACATTGGTTGCTGGAACTGATATCAGTATCACTACTAATCCTACAGCTGATAGTATTACAATTAATAGCACATATACACCGCCTTCAAATGTAAGTGCATTTACCAATGATTCAGGTTATCTTACAAGCGAAACCACTACTACACTTACCGCAGACAGCGTAAATCAAAAACTTGTTTACACAGACGAAACTGGCACAGCAAATGATGTTAGTCTAAGCTGGGCAGTTGATGACACAAACCTTGCACGTATTACAAGTGGCACAGTTGATGGCGGCACAGGTGTTGCTACGTTTACAAGAGACGATGCTACAAATTTTACAGTTGACTTTAGTGCATTGTTTGATGATACAAATCTTACAAGGATTACCAGTGGTAGTTTTGATAGCGGCACTGGTGATCTTACACTCACTCGCAGTGATGCGACAACAGCAGCGACTATAAGTCTAGACGGAAGATACCTAACAAGCTACACAGAAACAAATGACCTAACCAGTGCAGTGACATGGGCAAACATTCCAAATGCAAATGTTCCACAATCAGCAGTAACACAGCATCAGGCTGCATTAAGTATCACAGAATCACAAATAAGTGATTTACAATCATACTTAACAAGTGAAACAAACGATTTAACAGCATCAGTAACATGGGCAAACATTCCAGATGCAAATGTTCCACAATCAGCAGTAACACAACACCAAGCAGCATTAAGCATCACAGAAAGTCAAATCAGTGATTTAGATCATTATACCAATAGTGATGTAGATACTCATCTTAGCACTATTACCGCAACAACAGGACAGGTTTTAAGCTGGAACGGCACAGGTTATAGTTGGGTTGCTCAGACAGCCGCATATAGCAATAGTAATGTTGACACACACTTAAACACAAGCACTGCAACAACAGGCGAGGTGTTGAGTTGGACAGGAACAGATTACGATTGGGTAGCGCAATCTGGAGGCGGTGGCTTAGCAAATGTCGTAGAAGACACTACTCCGCAACTTGGAGGAACACTTGACCTAAACGGTAATGAAATACAAAATAATGGAAATATTATTTTACACCCAACATCAGGAAGTGGATACGTGGGTGTAAACAGCACAACTGCTACAGGTGGCAAACTAGTACTCAATGCTGACCAAACTGGCACTCCGTCGTCAAGTAGTACTAACTGGAGTTACATAGAAGTAGAACGCGGCAATTCAACAAATGTGAATATTAGATGGAATGAAGGTACTGATATATGGGAGTTTACTAACAACGGCTCTACATATAGTCCGCTTGGCGGATCTTATGCTAACTCTGATGTTGATACACACTTGAATACATCTTCGGCAAGCACTAATCAAATACTAAGCTGGAATGGCAGTGACTATGCATGGGTAGCGGACCAAACTGGCAGTAGTGGCATTGCAAATGTTGTAGAAGATACAACACCGCAACTTGGTGGCAACCTAGATGTGAATGGCAATAGTATTATCAGCACAGGAAATATTATTCTAGATTCACAATCGACTGTAGGTTATGTTGGAATCAATAAAGCGACTGGTCATGCAGGCATGTTATTACTGGCTGCAGATGCTACAGGCACACCAAGTTCTGCATCTAACAATTGGGCATATATTGGTGTGGAAAGAGGTACTTCTCCAAACGTGTATATTCGTTATAATGAAAGCACCGATCAATGGCAATTCACAAATAATGGATCAACATATTACGATTTTGTAATTGCAGATACTGATACTGGTATTTTGAGTGTTATTGAAGATACAACACCGCAACTTGGTGGCAACCTAGATGTAAACGGTAATAAAATAACTTCTATAGGTACATATGGTACAGTACCTATAGAAGTTAATATCAACTCAGTTGCTACAGAACTTGTAAAATTTGGATATGATCCAGTTAATCCTACGACACCTGTTGCAGCTCGTTATGGCACAACATTTACAGATAAAGTGTGGATTGACGCAAACTCAGCCCAGCAATTTGATCTTTATGATGTGGTGACCAATACCGCAGATATAACATCTGACGCTGGAATTTATATGAATTTCATAGCTACTGATGGCATAAGTGCATATCAAACACGCTCAACGATTTGGCATCAAAACAATATGTTGAGAATAACTTCTCACAATAAAGATGATGTTTCTCCGCAATCCAATTATTTGCAGCTTACACTTAAACCAACAATGATCGGCACCAGCGGTTTTACAATCAGTTCGGTTGTTAATAGTGTTGTTACTAATTACGATGTTGTAACCGATCAAAATCTTGAGAATAAAGTATTTTATTCAATTTTTCAACCAACTGAATCAAGTAACACTTTAAGACATGCAAACTACACAACAACCGAGCGTAATGCATTGATTGTTGGTGCAGGCACTGTAATTTGGAATACCACTGATACAAAACTTCAAGTTTATAATGGATCATCCTGGGAAAACCTTCATTAACGGTTGACAACACCCATATTTGTGCTATAATAAAGCATAACTTAGGCAATAAATGAGGCACATATGAAAATTTACTTAGACATGGATGGCGTTATAGCTGATTTCTTTGGAGGGCTCCAAAAATACTACGGTGTAGATCATTGGAAGAACTTGCCTGATAAAGAAGAAAGCATTTGGGCACTAAAATACACAAACTTCTTTGACACACTAGATCCTTTTCCAACCAGTGCTAGATTAGTAAACACAGTAAGAGAGCTTGCTGGTGACAACTACGGTATTTGTTCTAGCCCACTACGTGGCGACAAAGACAACAGTGCTTATTGGAAACGTGTATGGTTAACAAGACATAACTTTTTGCCAAGTCGTGTGCCAAACATTATTTTTACTGGCTACAAACCAAAATATGCTATTGAAGATATCACTGGTGGGCCAAACATTTTAGTTGACGACAAGCCAAGCAACGTTGATAGTTGGAAGGCTAAAGGTGGTATTGGTATTAGATACCAAGCCAACGAAGACAGCGTTGATGATCTAATAGATCAGTTGAAAACTTTATACATAGGTGATTAGTGGAACAAAAGAACTTGCACGAACAGTTGGTTCTTGCTTTTGACATTTATATGAAAGAAAGTGAGAAGTTTGAAAGCGGAGTAAAAGCCTCCGCAGTTCGTGCAAGGCAAGCATTACATGAACTTAAAGAATTAATAGTCGAAAGACGCAAAGAAATTCAAGATAAGAAACGTGATATGTAATAAATACTGTAGAGGATTTAAACATGGACACATTAACTGATTTAAGAAAATACATTTTAACTGAATACGGAATTCCGCCGCATTATTACGATGATGAGCAGTTGCGCTATAGAGCAATTACATTCAAAAGAAATGTAACAAGTGGTGTGGGTTTTTATGATCCAGGCGACCTATGGCTTGTGCAACGTCAAGGTGGAACAGACGACTATATGAGAACACAAGAACTTCAAATGCAAATTGCACCTGGTGGTGCCTTGTTGTATTGGTTTTTTCCTGAAGGCGCCTAGTCTTTGTTAGCGCATAACATGTTACAGTTTTGTAAATACGTTATGTTGCCAAATGATCTCAAAGAACAATACAGATTATTTTACATGGTCAAGGGCCACCTTGACGCTTCCCCTGAAACAGTAATAGCAAGTGCAAATGGATATTTCAAACGCCTCTGGTATGATGGCGGCGATGGTGCACCTCTTTATGAATACAGTGAACAATTTGAACAAGCATGGAGACATAAACAGAATGGTTTCGCAGAAGATAAAAGACCTGAGTGATGACGACTTGAATTACTTAGAAAAACTACTTGGTGAACAATTTGCCAAAGAGTTAGAAGCAGATAAAACTTGGATAATGAAGAATAACTATCATCGCCCAGGTGAAAAGAAAAGCAAAATCATTCGTATTATGAATGCCATCCGTGCTCAAAAAGATATCAAAAAAAGAACAGCCTTAAAGTGGTAATTAAAAAACTTCCTTTTTCTTTGCCATAGGATAGATAGGATGCGTTTGATCGCATCCTGGACATAAGGTGCATTGAGGTATAGGCTTGTTATGTTTTCTAAAAAATTCTTTCAGTTCATTTTTTGGAGAAAAAGGATCTCCAGCACGATATTTTTTGAGTAAATCAACAGCTCTAGGTTCAATACTAAATTGCAAAAACAAATCATCTTTAAGTGCAGTGAGTTGGCATTGATACAAATATCCTTTGTGAAAAAGATTACATGGAGCAGAACCTTCTAAACATATTTCGTAGGCATCATTTACATTGCTATTATGCATAAACCATGTTTTATCTTTTATAAAATCAATAGCAGACTTTTTAAAATAATATGTTGATTCTAATAGCGCAAGTTTTTTATGAGTATGCAATTCAAAATATTCATTACCTTGGTTATTAGTTTTGATATAAAAATCATAATCTTCTAATAAAGAGTGTAGGTTATTTTTTATTTCTTCATACATAGATGGATCGTGAACACAAATGTTGATATAGTAGTCACTGTTTAGAATCTTTTTTGCTATATCTTTTTTGCTTTTTAAAAAGGTGCCATTTGTAGAAACGTAATATTCTTGTGCATTTGGCCATAATTGTTTTAAATTTATAACCCAATTTATAAGGTCTGGATTTGTAAAAGGTTCGCCTCCGTGTATTGTAACAGTATCAATTGACACCAAACGACTCCATTGGGTGTAGTGTTTTGCATAATCGGCAAATTTCATATGACCTTTAAAGTTATAATTGTTGAAACTTTCACATCCCTTACATGTTAAATTACATACATTGGTTATATTGAATGCAGCATCTTCGATAAAAAATTTTTTCATTAAAATATTTATTGACAACTGTTTTATAATGTGTTATAAATAGACTGTAAACGTTATAAAGTTTATTTGGACTCGGGTGCGATTCCCGACACCTCCACCATAAACACACTGAGAACGTTTTGCGTCAGTAAGTCTAAGTAGGATCGCAACCTTGAGCAACAGTGTGTTTATGATGGGGGTGAACAGGTTCGACAGGTAGGCAAGTTTACAAAACACAAATGCAAACGATAACTTTGCACCATCTGAGTTCGCTCTAGCAGCGTAACCACAGGGGGTATGGTTCCACCTAGCAACAGAACGGGCCTTTCCAACTAACAAGGGAGAAATATATGTTAGAAAAACTATTTGGGTTGTCCTCAGCAGGAACTACTGTAAGAACAGAAGTAATGGCTGGTTTAGCAACCTTTCTCACAATGGCATATATTACTGTAGTCAACCCTGCTATTTTATCTACTGAAGGTAGTGGAATGGCATTTGGTGCTGTGTTTACAGCAACCATTATTGCGGCAGTAATTGGCACATTGATTATGGGGCTCTGGGCTAACTGGCCAGTTGCTCTTGCACCAGGTATGGGACTCAATGCGTTCTTTACATTTGGTGTTATCTTTGGTATGGGATATACATACCAGCAAGCACTAGCGGCTGTTTTTGTAGCAGGTCTAGTGTTTATTGCGCTAAGTGTAACACCAGCACGTAAATATATCATTAATAGTATTCCACGAAGTATGAAACTTGGTGTCGGCGCAGGTATTGGCCTGTTTCTTGCTATTATTGGTTTGAAAAACGCTGGTATAGTTGTTGACAATCCTGCTACTCTGGTAGGACTTGGAGACGTTACAAGTTGGCCAGTGTTGCTTACAGGTTTAGGCTTTGCTATTATGGCAATCTTAGACAAGCGTAAGGTGCCAGGCGCAGTGATTATTGGCATACTAGCAGTCAGTGTGATTGCTTGGGTAACTGGTATTGCTCAACTTGGCGGAGTAGCAGGTGCTATTCCAAGTCCGGAACACGCCTTCCAAATGGACTTCAGCGCACTGTTCACAGCAGGATTCATTGGCGTGGCTTTTGCCTTTTTGTTTGTTGACTTTTTTGATACAGCAGGCACATTGACCAGTGTTGCTAACTTGACAGGTAAGGTCAATGACGATGGCGAAGTAGAGCAAATTGATCGTGCATTACTAGCAGACTCTGTTGCTACAACAGCAGGTGCTCTAGTTGGAACATCAAACACTACTTCATATATTGAAAGTGGAGCAGGTATTAAAGAAGGTGGTAAGACAGGACTCACAGCAGTGGTTGTTGCTATCTTGTTTGGTGCTTGTTTATTCTTGGCGCCACTAGCACAAAGCATTCCTGCTTATGCTACAGCACCAGCACTTATCTTTATTGCTACATATTTCCTACGCAACATCGCAGACATTGACTGGGATGATGTAACTGAATATGCTCCAGCAGTATTGGCAGCAGTGTTGATGCCACTTACATTTAGTATCGCACACGGTATCGCAATTGGCTTTGTAGCCTATGCTGTAATTAAAGCAGCAAGCGGACGTATGGAAGATCTAAATGGCGGTAGCCTTGCTATCGCAGCAATCAGCGTAATTTATTTTATTGCTGTATAATTATAATGGCCGGCTTTGAGAAATCAGAGTCGGCTGTTCTTTTATTGCTACAATTTTACACACCCAAGTAAGGTTGACTTTACACGGTCAACCTGCTATATATTATTACACACAGGAGACACAAATGCTAAAATATTTTCTAAAACTATTCACTACTGAAACACTACCCAACGGTGTATTACACAGAGCCCATACTATCAAGTATGAGGATCTATGTCAATGAGTGAAGTATACACAGCAATCAGTATTCTAGCAATTATTATCATAGGTTTCTATATTATTGTAGCAACTGAGATTAATAAATGAAATGGTTAATCGTATTTGCAATGTTGGAAGCAGATCCATTTGCAATAAAAAGTTTACAATTTGACACACAAAACGAATGTAAAGCATACATCAACGATCCTGTTAATAGTGATAGACTTGCAATAGAAGTTATCAATGTTGCAGGATTCAACGATACAATAGTAAACGTTGCTTGTATGCCGGCTAATAAAATAACGAAAGACGTATTAAATGAAACCGAATCTCAAGTTTGAATTGACTGTTCGTGATATTGAAATTATTGAACAAGCACTTAGAGCAAAAGCAGGTCGTAGAGGTCTTGCTATTGCCCAAGGCGAAACTTCACAAAAATTAAAAGAAGAAATGCACGAGATACAAGAACTTCTTGGCAGGATACATCATCAAAAAGTTTGGTTTAAGCCAAAAGGCTTTACACCAGGTGGTTGACTTACTTAAAAATTTGTGTTACATTACTGTATGAAATCAAATATAATTTACAATCAAGATTGCGTCGGAGGTATGCTTTCAATGCCAGCAGGAAGTGTAGACATTGTTGTCACATCTCCTCCGTATAATTTAGACATAAAATATGGAAAATACAAAGACGATCTGCCACGTGAAAGTTATTTGAAATGGTTACATGATGTATTTTCAGCAATAAAACATTGTCTTAAAGATGATGGACATTTCTTTTTAAACATGGGTTATTCAAATATTGATCCGTGGGTAGGAATGGATGTAGCAAATGTTGCTAGAAATTCTTTTGTTTTACAAAACAATATTAGTTGGGTAAAAAGTATTCACGTAAATGATAAGACAAGTGGACATTTTAAACCAATTAATAGTAACCGTTTTACATGTCCAACTTGGGAACATTTATTTCATTTTACAAAAACTGGAAAAGTTGAAATTGATAGATTAGCAGTTGGTGTTCCTTATGAATACTACGAAGAAAACATTAGAGGAAAAAATACAGCAGAGACAAAACCTAACTTACGAGATAAAGGTAATTGTTGGTTTGTTCCTTATGAAACAATAAGCAATAGAATAAAGCACAGAGGAAAACATCCTGCAACATTCCCTATTGCACTTATTGAACAATGTATAAAATTTAGTGGAATTAAAAAAGGCTTGTTAGTTGATCCATTTATAGGTTCTGGAACATCTGCTATCGCAGCTATTAGACAGAATATAGATTATATTGGATTTGATATTGATAAAGATTATATTGATTTTGCAAATCTTAGAATTCAAGATGCAAACAAAGAGAAAATGTTTGTAGAAGAATAGTGTTGCATAAAAAACACAAATGTATAATTATGCTTTCATATTGTGCATTTGCAGCATTATGTAGCATAAATATATCAGTGAAAGGGCAAGCCAGTAACTTGCCCTTTGCTTTATGAAAACACATAATAAAGAAGGAAAAATATTATGCGCAAGGTATTTACCATTTTAGCAGCAACCCTGTTCGCAGGTGCTGCATTCGCAGAAACACCGGCAATGTCTCCAGTGTTATCAGGCGAAGTAGAATTAAAGTTTACCCAAGACGCTAACGATGACTGGGGCGGAGCAATGGGTTTAGACCTAGGTGTTGACGCAGCAGGTTTAGCAACAGTAGACTTAGACTTTAGTGCAACTGACGGTGGTGCACTTACACTAGACAACTGGACAGTTGGAACAACTATAAATGCTATTGGAATTGCAATTGGCGATGACAATGGTGTATTTGTTGGAGCAGAAGGCGAGCACACAATCGCAGCACCAGCAATGACTGAATCAGTAAAAGTTACAGCAGGCGATGCAAGCGTAGCAATTGGTTTTAATAACTGGAGTAGTGATATCACAGATATCAGCAACATTCAAGGTGCTTACACACTAGGTGACGTTGCTGGTTTAGCAGTTACAGCATCAGGTGATTACAACATGAATACTGAAAACACTGTGTTAGGTGCATCAGCTTCAGGTTTAGATCTAGGTGTTGCTTCTCTAGGCGGCACAGTAACATATGATGTAGACGCAGAAAAGTTTGCATTTGAAGGTGTTGCAAATGCAATGGGTCTAACAGCATATATCAATGGTGATCAAGATGACACACTACAAAACATTGGTGGTGAGTATGTTTATGGTTTAGGCGGTGCTGAACTAACAGCAGGTGCTAACTATAACCTAGACACAGAAGACTTTACTCCAACATTAGGACTATCGTTCAACTTCTAAACAAACGGGACAGGCTTTACGCCGTTCGAACTAAAAGCAACCTTCGGGTTGCTTTTTTTATGGCTAAATACACGTAGATAATGAGGGCATCATTGTGTGGCAAAAAATCAAAAAGAAGTTGAATATTGATTCCATAGTGGATGTCGGTGTTGATTTGTTTTTGATACTGTTTGATGTATTGAGCTCGCCTATCCTTATCGTAATGAGAGTATTGCGTTATGTGGTAGGCAAGTATATGTTGGACGGTGTTAAGAACAGGATCAAACAGTTATTACACTGGCTGGAACGCAAACCACGTTGGGTGAGTTTTGTTGTGATACCAGTGTTGTTGTATATTGTGGCCCACTTGCTGGTTCTGATGTGGATATTTGGACAGGCATTTGGAGAATTTATTATGGATGAATGGGGGAAACACAATGGCTAAAGGTGCCTTAGGAAACATATGGAAACCAGAAAAATATAAAAAGAAAACAAGTATTGGTAAAACCAAAACTTCAATAAAACTAAGTAGTATGAACAAAGATAAAAAACGTTCATACAAACCAAGTAGAGGCCAGGGCAAGGCCACTTAGAGAGGGTAAAAAATGAAAAACAATGAGTATGATGTAAAAGTAATTAAAGTCGTTGATGGCGACACAGTAGATGTAGATATAAATTTAGGTTTTGGAGTTTGGCTACATGACGAACGTGTAAGGATAATGGGTATAGACACACCAGAATCACGCACCAGAGACGATGTTGAAAAATTATTTGGATTAGCAGCTAAAAATAGACTTTATGAATTAATGGAGAAAGATGCCAAGTTGATCACTACAGAAAATAAAGATGGTGAAGATATGAAGGGCAAGTTTGGTAGAATACTAGGTGACTTTTTAACAGCAGACGGCCGTAGAGTTACTGATATTCTTATCGAAGAAGGGCATTGTGTTGCTTATTTCGGCGGCAGCAAAGACGAAATCCAAATGAAACATATGGCAAATAGAGAGAAACTTTTGCGAGAAGGTGTGGTCAATAGAGAAGAATACAACAAACTGGTTGACAAATAATACAAATACGCTATACTGTTTATACGTTAGGCAAACACATAGGCTCACATGAAAACTTTTATTACAGCAGTAGCTCTTACAGTCGCAGCTACATCTTCAATGGCACAAAGTCATAAAGAAAATCTTCAAACAAAAAATGTAAATGGATTCCATATTGAGTGTTATACTCATATGATGAATGATTTAAAATGGTGTTATCTTTCATCAGGAAATACAGAAGGTAGCATCCAATTACTAAAAAACGTTTATAGAGATAATGACTATTGTTTAGATATTGTTGGACACGACTATCCAGGTAGGAAAATTGGTGAAGTAAGAGTTGGGGATGAATCTGAATATCTTTTTTCAGGTGATCCGTTAGGTGGAATGCCAGTTTCCTGTCATAAAGGACTACACAATACAAATATTTTGTCCGCTGATGATACAATCAAAGTTAGCTATGCTAAATGGCCATATGGAACACGTTATGCTAAGTATTCTATTTCAGGAATAGAAGAGGCTATACAAGAACTAGAAACTATGGCCAAGGCATATAAAAACTAATAGGTTGACATCATTTAATATTCTGCTATACTGTTTATAGGTTAACAAAATGGAGAACCGTTATGAGTATGAGTTTGGTCGGACCTTATCTTACCACTACAAATTACAAGAAGCGTAAACAAAAAGGCTTAACCAAAAGAGATCGGCAAGCCAAGATAGAACACGAGCAATGGCTTGCGAAGATGGGTATCACAGACAAACCCAAGCAGGACTATCGTGCGCCTATGCCAGATTACAAAACTAGAGATACAGCACCATTAAGCAACAACATAGCAGGACATGGTCCAGCAAAAGAGTCTATGGTTTATTCAGGCGAACGTAGGTTGCTTGGTATTGCTACAATGCATAAGAGTAATATGGTTCCAGTATTCGCAGACAAAAAAGAAGATGCCAAAGACATCGCTGCGATGCGCAGAAACTAAGTAAAACAACAATTGAGGTAGATATGAAAAAGTTCTTACTAATCGTAGGAGTAATCCTTGGCAGCACAGGAGTGTCAGCAACCGAAAGTTATCCATTTGATTTGGATAAATTTCCTGAAGAACATTGCTTGGCATTGAATGTATATTATGAAGCAAGAAGCAGTAATTTAGCAGATAAATATGCTGTGGCAGATGTGGTTTTGAATCGTGTGAACGACAGACGTTTTCCAAACACCATCTGTGGAGTAGTCAAAGACGGCTACCAGAAAGGAAGAAGAGATTGCCAATTTAGCTGGTATTGTGATGGTAAATCAGATGACCCACAAGACCGAGACCGTTGGATTGAAGCGCAAACCATAGCATGGTCAATCAGCAAATGGGACAAGCACAGAGGACTTACCGAAGGTGCTACCAACTATCATGCTACATATGTGAATCCAAGATGGGCTAAAGAGCTACAAATGGTGGGTAGAATAGGTGCGCATATATTCTACCGATGGGAGTAATTAAATACAATACTATGTTTTTAGGAATACTTGTGCTAATCACGGCGCTTACTATCAGTGCCGTAGCGATATATTATAGCGTCAGCGGATTGGTCGCAATCTTTGCGGCTGCCGCATTGCCAATCATTATCATGGGCGGCGCATTGGAAATTGGTAAACTGGTCACAGCAGTGTGGCTACACTGGTATTGGCAGAAAGCCAAGTGGTGGTTAAAAACCTACTTGAGCATTGCTGTTCTAGTGTTGATGTTTATTACCAGCATGGGTATTTTTGGCTTCCTGTCAAAAGCACACATTGAACAAACCAGTGCTGCCGAAGAAGGCATCGCACAAATCGAGCGTATTGAACAGGAAGTCGTCAGAGTTAAAGATCTTATTGCTAGAGCAGAAACTAGGATACAAGATGCTGAAGCCAGTGTAGGTGAGGGCAATGCTGCCACACAAGCACAGATTGACAAAGAACAAGAAAGGATAGACAGTGCTTACATTCGTATTGAGCCTGCTATTGCGGAACAAAATCAAATCATACAAACGCAACTCGAAAGTCTCGAAGACCGAGTAGCTGTATATGAAGAAGAAATTCAGAGTTTAGATCGCGAACTAGAGCGTCTAAAATCAGTAGTTGAAGACTACAGAACTGAAATTGCGAACACCAGTGTAGCCAGCATTGAAGCACAAGTGGAGCCATACAACAAGCAGATTGAACAACTTGATGCCGACTTGGAACGTATCAACACACAAGCAAATGAATACGAGCAACGTATTACCAATCTACAAATAGACACCAGTGCTATTGAAAGCGTAAAATCAAGAGTTGCTGCCATAGAAGAAAACATTGTGGTGGTTACAAACAAATTACAGAGCACAGAACGTGACAAGATCAAAGAAGGACAAGCTGTGATTGGAGTCACCAGTGATGGATTGTTTGGCAGCAACACAACCAGAGCATACAATGCTTGGTTAGAAGCACAGAGAGCACGTATAAGCGAGCTACAAGCACAGGAAACAGGCCTACGCACACAAGCACAGTCAACACTAGATGCCGAAAGAGATCGTTTGACTGAGCAAGTAAAAGATTTGCGTGGCCAACAGACAGAGAATATACTACAGCGCAAACAAAGTCTACTAGATGCCGTAGACAGCATTCGTAGTGGCGCAGTAGATGAAGCCAAGACACAGAGAGCGGAGATACAAAGTAAGATTGATACAATCTTGGACACAGATATTCCTGCTAATAGGAGCGCAAGGCAAACTGCTCAAGAGCAAATCACTGCCTTGCGTCAAGCAGATGATGCTCGTATCAACGCTGCTAGACAAAGCATAAAAGATCTAAGAGCAGGCGCAGAAGCACAGATTGCTGCCAGCAATGATCTAATACAGAGATTGCGTAACAGCCTCACAGTGGGCAAAGACGCAGATGTTGAAGCCATAGTAGACGCTCAACAGAAAAAGATTGTAGAATTTAATAATACTATTGACAGTTTAACTGAAGACAAGTATGCTCTACAAGCAGAATATAGAAAACTAGAAGCAGAAGTAGGACCTATTAAATATCTTGCTGAATTTATATATGGAGAGACCAACCAAGATATATTAGAAGAGGCAGTGCGTTGGGTTATCATAGTAATAATTTTTGTATTTGATCCACTCGCCGTGCTACTGCTAATAGCCAGCCAGGCAACTTTTGAGATGCGTAGTCGCAGCCCTAAGAAGGATGATTTTGCTGACTACGAACGTGCGAGGGCACAGCGTATTCTTGAGAATCCAGGTTGGCCGCCAGAGGACAAAAACCATGTTAAAAGCAATGATAATATCAATGATGAACATACACCAACCGGAAGCGAAGATAGACTTCACAAAGTCAAACCCGCCGTCGATCCCGGAACCACCGAAGCCAGCGCCACCAACATACACAGTGGAGAGGATGAGGGAGATAATTCCCAGCCTGGAACCAGAGTTGATGGAGGAGACTCTACCGAAGCAGTGGATGAATCCAGAGTAGAGCTAACAGCAGACCAAAAAAAAAGAGCTGAAGAAGTAGCATTACTGGAAGAACAAGAATCATTTAAAGAAGCCAAAAAGGCTTGGAAATCAGACAATCCAGAAGAGAACTTGAAACATTACAAAGATAGCTATATAAAAGGTAAGATTGATGAACTACCATGGCATCAAGAACCTTATATTCAAAACGATGAACAAGATGAAAACAGTATTTGGAATAAAATAAAACGTAATGAGTGATGTGACATTAATTACACCTCCAGATAGTTTGTTAAATGATATTTACAGTATACTATTGGTGTATCCACAAATTGAAGTTAAAAGTGCTTTGAGTGAAATACTTGAAAAGCTAGATAAACCAATCAACATATACCTCTATGAAGAATTAGATGATATACATATTGATTGGTTAATGAATGAAATTAGAAAAGTTAACACAGTTATAATTGATTTAGATAATTGCACACCCACAGTAAGGAATATTGCAGGTTGGATTGTTTCTAGATCAAACACTTTTTACTTGACAAATGACACCATTACACCGTATAATTTACTTAATGTAAATCAAATTTACGATTTGCATTGGTTAGAATCTTATATCAAAAGAGGATTAAATGAGATTTAATAAAACTAGAAAAAATGATTTTGAAGTGCGCGGACTCTATGTCGAAGTTACAAACGGGGACTTTGCTAAAGCATTACGCAAATTTAAAAAGAAAGTTGCTGACGACGGATTGCTACAAGAATTGCGTAAACGTGAATTTTATGAATCAAGAGGCACCAAAAGGCGCAAGGCTAAAGAAGCTGCTATTCGTAGATACAAGAGACAAAGAGCAAAAGATCAAGAAGCATCAGGTTATTGAATTGCAATACCTTTATGCATTAGGTTGTAGTTGGACTGAAGGAACTGATGACGAAGAAGATAATCAGGGCTGGGTGGGAAGACTTTCTAAAAAACTTGGCTGTGCAGGATTTACAAATTTTGGCGGTAGTGGCGATAGTAACTGGCACCAGTATCAAAACTTTTTAAATTATCGCATAGAACCTAATGCTATTGCAATATTTGGATTAAGTGCGTTTAGCCGCACTGTAGGTGCAAATGGAAATACCATTTATGGTAGAGACTTTGATAAACAATATTTATTGAAATATTATAATCAAGACTTTATCAAGTTGCAAACCCATGTGTTGATACATAGTTTCCAACAACGCTGTAGAACTTTAAATATAAAGCATTTAACATTTGTAAGTTTTGATGACAAAGAAATGCTAGATACTTCATATGATTTTATTGACTGGACAGATGTTATAACGAACACAACTATGCGTGATTATATAGGCGGCGAAAAAAACATTGGTGGTGATGTAAATGATAGCAACAAATTTATTGGCAAAGAAACAAACAAAACAAGAGTCAACAGCAATAACTTTAGTAAAGACGGACACCCTAATGCTAATGGTTATGAGAAATGGGCTGACTACCTATACTGGAGAATAACATGCGACTAGAAGAAGATTTAAAGTTAGATTACAAAGATGTGTTGATTCGTCCGAAGCGAAGCACACTGCAAAGTCGTAGTCAAGTTAAACTAAATCGAAAGTTTCAGTTTAGGAACTATGAACCAGACTTTGATATTGGTGATGACCATTACAATGGCATTCCTATTATGGCTGCAAACATGGACGGTGTAGGCACATTTGCTATGGCTGACAAATTAGCAGAAGGTGAAATTTTTACTTGTCTAGTTAAAACTTACTTAGCAGAAGAACTTATTGAATACTTCAGTGGTCCAATTGATCGCACCGAATGTGTAGCAATGAGCATTGGCACAAGTGATCACGATTATTATAAACTGATCAAAGTTAAGTCAGAAGTAGAAAACAAACTGAAATATGTTTGTATGGACATTGCCAATGGCTATAGTGATCACTTTGCAGCACACGTTCGCAGAGTACGTGCAGAGTTTCCAGACTTGGTAATCATTGCTGGAAATGTAGTAACAAGAGAAATGACGGAGGAGTTAATCTTAAATGGCGCAGATATTGTTAAAGTGGGCATCGGTCCTGGAAGTGTTTGCACAACACGGATCCAAACTGGTGTTGGTTACCCTCAGCTTTCCGCTGTTATTGAGTGCGCTGATGCTGCTCACGGTCTTGGTGGCCATATCATTGCGGATGGTGGCTGCACTTGTCCTGGCGATGTAGCCAAAGCATTTGCCGCTGGCGCAGACTTTGTAATGCTAGGTGGTATGCTTGCCGGACACGATGAAGGCGGCGGCGAAGTAATTACTAAACATTTTGCTAATGGCGAAGCAACAAGATTAGATAACGGCAATTTTATGCCACACTATGAAGAAAAGCAGTTTGTACAGTTCTACGGTATGAGTAGTGCCAGTGCAAACGATAAGCATTTTGGTGGACTTAAAGATTATCGTTCATCAGAAGGACGCACAGTGCTTGTGCCTTACAGAGGACCTGTAGCTAAAACAGTGCAGGAGATTCTTGGAGGAGTGCGTAGTGCTTGCACATATACAGGTGCAATGAAACTCAAGCAACTTAGCAAGTGTGCAACGTTTATTCGTTGTTCACAAACACACAATTCGGTGTATGAATCATCGACAATTGGTAAATAAACATGGACGCCAAAAATGGGTCCATACATATCTTGCTTATAAAGGAGAAATGAAATGACAAGATTAACAACTCTAGACTTACCTACATTCGCACGTGCCACAATTGGCTTTGATAGAATGTTCGAGCAACTCGACAGAGAGTTTGCAAATACAAAATCACAAGGTTATCCACCATACAACGTAATCCAAGAAAATGACGATGAGTATACAATCTCATTGGCTATTGCTGGATTTACAATGGAGGATTTGGACATCACATTAGAAAAGAATGTCCTAACAATTGAAGGCACATCACCTGAAGTTCCAGAAGGTAAAAATTATCTTCACAAAGGAATAGGCAATAGAAACTTCCGTAGACAGTTTACACTAGCTGAACACATCGAAGTTGAAGATGCTGAATTGGAACACGGAATGTTACATATTAATTTGGTGCGCAATGTTCCAGAGGCTCAAAAGCCTAAGAAGATTAGCATCCGTCAAATTAAAACTATTGATACTGCTGATAATTATGCAGCAGCCATTGATGGCAAAAAAGGCTAACAGTCTAGGGGGGAGTAACATCCCCCCATTTAGGAATTGATATGACCACTGAAGTAGTTATTGACGAAAAGATAAAAATAGAAATCAAAGAACCAAGTATGTATCACGTTGTGTTTTTGAACGATGATGCTACACCAATGGACTTTGTGGTTGCTCTTATTGTTGAAATATTCAAACACAGTGAAAATACAGCTCGTGAAATTACATTAAAAATTCACGAAGAGGGCTCGGGCGTGGTAGGAACGTATACATACGAAGTAGCAGAACAAAAAGCATTGGAAGCACAAAGCGTATGTAAAGAAAATAATTTTCCATTGCGTATTAGAGTTGAAGAGGATACATGAGCAAACTTAAAGAGCTTACTTGGGAAAATCACCAAAAAGCAGAAAGAACAGAACATGCCCGTAAATTACTCAAGGGCATGTCTCCACAAGAATACCATAGATACATTTACAATCAGTATGTGCAATATGCAGTTTTAGAAAGTCGTGCAAAAGAACTACTGGTTCTAATTGGCATTGAAGATATTTGTCGTGCTGAAGCTATCAAACAAGATATGATTGAATTAGAAAACCAATATGAAATTAAACGCACTAGCGACTTACTATGTCCTGTTGTTGCAGAATATGCCGATCATGTAATTGGCTTAACCAATCCACAAGATGTATTAGCACACATTTATGTCAGACATTTTGGTGACATGTATGGCGGACAAATGATTGCAAAGCGCAATCCTGGTAGCGGCAAGATGTATGAATTCACAGATGTTGAAACATTAAAAACTATTGTAAGAGCAAAACTTAACGATTCAATGGCAGATGAAGCAAATATTTGTTTTGAGTTTGCAATGCAACTTTTTGAGGAGTTAGACGCATGAGTATGATTTGGGAGAAATTAATTGAATGCCAAGACACGATTATCGAAATCTTTGAAAAACAAGCAACAGAAATACAAGAAGATGGGTTGGAGTATTTCAATCGCCCAGACGGTGGTTGGATTAATCGTGTTTGGGCTAATGATAGTATACGTAGGGCACACATCGATGTAGTGGATGCTAGAGATTCAAAAGGTCTTTGGATGATGCATGTGTGTATTTTCCCGCAACTACACAACGATTCTCCTATTTACGGCTTTGATGTAATTGCAGGTAAAAATAAAATGACAGGGGCATTCCATGACTTTAGTCGCAGCAGCAATCCTGATCATCCAATGATACAAGGTTATTATGATAGCGTTGAACACTTTGTTCCTGAGAAGCAACGTGAACTGCCTGAATGGGCTACTAATATTTTTACAGGAAAAATGCTTGCCGCAGGCAATGTTAAGACAGAAGAAGAAGCAACAGAAATTATTCGTATTGCTCTTGATAATCTTCGCACATACATGGATGAAGTAAAAGAATTTAACAACAATGGTGATGAAACAGCAGTAGCAGAAGCACAAGATTATTACTGTCACAATCAGCAACAAAATCCGCACACACCAGCAGTGATGAAATCACTAGGTTTACCTGAAGAAGACGTAGATATTTTTTGTAGAGATATGTTGTTTCCTAAACTTGCATAAATAACAATAACTAGGAATTAAACATGCGTTATAGTGAAATTATAGAAGCAAGTATCATAAGCCGTCCAGGCGTTTATGAATACGGTCATCAAGTCAATGTATCGGGTAGCAAAAATGGTCAGGCTCTACTAAGTCTAATTCAACAAGAAATACCAGATTTTCAGCCTAACGAAACTCTTACATGGGTTGAAAAGGCTCAAGGTCCAACTATACAAGTTGGTAAGACTGGTGGCACATCAATGTCTTTTAAACGCCCAAACGGACAAGGATTTACTTTAAACGGCAGTGTAAGTGCTATTGAATCAGGTCTTACACATGCAGCAGGTGCAAAAGGTAGCACAGCAGAAAACAAAGGAGACCTTGCTGAACCATTGTTAAGTGCAGCCGTTGTTGCTAAACTTACAAAACGTGGTGCAGATAGCGTAGAAGATATCACTATCGATGATTTAAAAAACACCTTAAATAAAGCTATGTCAGCAGGCGAACAAACCTACAAAGTTACAGATTTAAATAGCAAGGTTGCAGATACTATAGAATTTAAAGTTGCAATACGTGGACCTGCAATGCAATTTTTGCAATCAAAAGATTTTTGGCCTAAAATGTCAAACATAGCAGCGGCAGCAGTGCATTATGCAAACAGTGGACAGATTGACAGGTATGCAGATTATTTTTACAAAAACGGAAAAGCAGACCTAATAAAAGTTGATAGCGATGGCCTAAGCGATCAAAAAGGCCGTAAAACTGATATTGACGCATATGTTAGAGACAACAAAGGAAACATGCGTCCTCTCAAAGGGCTTGCCATTAGTCTTAAGGCTGGCAGCGATACAATTGGACAAGTTGGCGGCGGCGCATTGAAAAATGATGGTGTTGTTGTAGCAGCACAGAAATTGTTTGGACCACTTGGTGTTGAAATTCAAAAACCAGCAGACCCAATAACAGACAAAACAAGTTTTTGGGTTAATGCATATTCTCAAGCATTAACACAATTAAAAGAAATACTTGCAGGACAAGATGCAAAGAACGAAGCAGGCGTAGTTGCCAAGATTGGAGATTTTGTTGCAGATCAAGGATCTTCAGGTAATCAAAATGTTAGACTTATTAGTCTAAAAAAGAGTGGCAAAAGTAGTGTGCATACATTTAAAAATCTTGCTCAAAAACTGAGAGCAAATGATATCGATCTTGATGCAAAAATTATTATGGGTCAAGGGTCTGATGGCACTAAACGTCCTAACTTGTTTATCTATGATAAAAATTCTAATGAAGTTGCACTAAAAATTAGATATAGTGTTGCAAACGCAGGAACAGCAAAAGAAAAAATATGGAACCCAGTAGAAATGGGTCCGCTGATCCAACGTCTTACAACAATGGCATACAAGAACGAATGATAAATATCATTGGAGTATCCAATGAAACAATTTGTAGTAACCGCAGTATTTTTCTTTGTTATGGTAAAAGCAACGATTGCTGGCGCTGATCTTGTATATAATTTTAAATCACCGGCATTTAACGGGCAAGGATATAGTGCTCATATGCTGAGCCTTGAACAACTCACTTTTAATAGAAAAAAAGACATAGAAGACGAAGCAAAGCGAGAGCAAGAGCGTATCGAACGTGAACTAGAAAATACAGTTCTTAACAAGTTTATACGTAATTTAGAGTCACGTATCTATGCTACTCTATCAAAACAATTGGTAGATGGAATGTTCGCAGCTTGTGGCGAAGAGGATCAACCAGCGTGTTCAAATACTGGCTCCACAGTGGTTGAGGGTGCTACAATTACTTGGACAAAGGACGAAACCACAGGCAGCATCACACTGATAATTGACGGACCTGATGGCTACACAGAAATAACAATACCAGGATCAGGAGAATTCAATTTTTGAAGTATTTGGCATTAATATCATTTTTGATCCTTACAGGGTGCGCTGCTAAGGGAAACCTACCCTCAAATTTTCAAAAAGGTCCTGAAATACAAAATAACCCTATGGCTGTAGAACTACAAGAATTGCCGGTATTAGACGGACCTGCAATGACCGTTGGTGTTTATGAATTTACAGACAAAACAGGACAGCGTAAACCAGCAGACAATGTAGCAAATTTAAGCAGTGCTGTTACCCAAGGTGCAGAAGCATGGGTAATAGATGCACTTCTGCAAGCAGGCAATGGCAGTTGGTTTGAAGTTGTAGAGCGTGGCGGTATGGATCATGTTATCAAAGAACGCCAACTAATACGCAACACAAGAGAAAACTACGAAAAAGATAATCCAACACCACTAGCAGCAATGAAGTTTGCTGGTATAATTCTAGAAGGCGGCATTATTGGATATGATAGCAATATAGAAACTGGCGGCAGTGGTGCTATGTATTTGGGCATTGGATCATCTGTAGCATACAGAGTAGATACTGTGACTGTGGCAATGCGTCTTGTGAGTGTAAGCTCAGGAAGGGTGTTGGTTAGTGTAGCAGCACAAAAGTCAATAGCAAGTTTTAGACAAGGCAGTAGTGCGTTTAAGTTTTTTGACTTAGGAACAGAGGCTCTAGAAGTTGAAACAGGATATTCAGTTAACGAAGCAACCAATTATGCTGTCAGAGCAGCCATAGAGGCAGCAGTTATTGAATTGGTTTACCAAGGTGAACAACAAAATCTTTGGAAGTTCAAAGAAGACAATACTTCTTCATCTTAGCCAAAAGTGTTTCTCTTTTGATTCCAAGTTTGTTAGCAGTGTGAGTTCGATTGTGATTACAATCTTTTAATGCTTCTACTACCTTTTCAAAGATAATTTCGTCTATTTCGTCGTGGAGACAATAATTATCTTTAGGTTCAGATTTTGATTTATCTGCTGGCCAAATTTTATCAAATGTATCCCAGAACGCTTGCTGTTCTTGATGTATTTTTTCTGCGTTTTTTAAAGCACCCATAACAGTATTTATATTCATTATATACTCACTTTACTGTAAAAATATTTACACTAAATACCTTTGTATTTATAAAACTGTGAGGGATGAATAAATACGTTTGGCGAAAGCCGGAGGTAAAAATAATATGAGGGCAGTAATATACGGGGCAATCCTGTCATTGTTTCTCGCAAGTGTAGCATACGCTAACGAGATTTACATCACACAAATTGGTGACACTCTAGATTTGGATATTACCCAAGACGGCCAAAATAACGAGTTTGGCGATTCAACAACAGATGTAACTCTGGATGGTGATGATATGACATTCAGCATTACACAGACTGGTGACAGCAATGTAATTGATGCGGTGATCAAGGGCAACACTTATACAGGAACTTGGCAGTTTACTGGCAATAGCAATACAGTTGATTTAACTTGTGATAACACAGCAGGTGTGAACTGTGAAAATGTAACACTGAATATTACCACAACAGGAGACAGTAACGAGTTTGTGCTGAGAATTGGTGAAACAGCAGATGCTGATGGTGCACAAATTGATTTTACAGTAGAGGGCGACGGAAGCATATTGATCACAGACGTTGACGGCACAAGTGCAGTAGTTAATGTAACAATAGATAATGATTCTACCATAAGCACAGCAACATCATCAGATTCGACAACTACATATACATCAGGTCAAGGTGGTGTAGTAGTGGAAATAGATCAAGATGGAGATGGAGACAGTGCAGGGCATAGCGTAACATTAGACATCACCGGCGGCGGCAGCAACTACTATATCAAACAAAGTGGAATATATGATAATACTGTAGATGCTACATTCTCGGGTGATGGACATGATGTTGATATTACGCAGTCTGATTAGTGCTTTACTACTCAGCACCCCTGTATACGCAAGCATTGGCGAAATAGCACAGCACAAAGGCAGCAGTGTAGTAGAACGTGAACAACTCAAGTATGATGGCGAAGTAGGCCTAAACCTTGAGATGAACGATAAGATCATCACAGGCAAAGGTTCAATGCGTATGGACTTTATTGACGATACTCGTGTTGATGTTACCGAACATTCACGTATGACTATAGACGAATTTATATATGATCCTAATACAAAAACTGGCGCATTGTCAATGAAAGCAACACTAGGCGCAGTGCGTTATGCAAGTGGTCAAATAGCAAAGAATTCCAGACAGCGTGTAAACATTAGAACACCAAGTGCTACAATTAATGTTAGAGGCACAGACTTTATGATGATTGTAGATGAAGTAGGTGGATCAATGATTACGCTGTTACCAAGTTGTGATGCAAGTGGCGCTTGTGTTACGGGTGAAATATCTGTAGAATCTGATGTTGGACAGGTTATAATGAACCAAGCATATCAAACCACTGTGGTGCCACATAGAGGAGCTATACCTGGTCCTACTATAGTTCTTGACTTACCAGAAAATATGCTTACAGCAATGTTGATAATACGTAAAGTTTCGCCGTATGAAGAAGAAATAACAAGACGTTATCCAGACACAAATCTACTGGACATTGACTTTTTAAAGTTTGATGAACTGGATAGAGATCCGTTGGTAGAAGGTATAAAAAACATTTGGGTAACAGATTTAGACAATATGACACATTTAAACCCTGTGTGGGTAGACGAAATGGAGCGTCAACTCAAGGAAATATTAGCACAGTGGATTGACGAATTAGATGTGCAAAACCAAGAATTATTGGATGTCAAGTTTTTAGGACTTGATCCAGAAACAAATATTTTTTATGACGAACCATTTCCTAATTTTGTTGTGCGTAGGCAAGAAGGTGATCAACACATATTCCAACTTACATTAGATCAAGGATATGGATATACTATAGATATGGAACAGGAGGGCTTTTATGCGTACGGCTACCGGGTTGGTGTGGGCGGCGGGAATAGCATTACTATTACCCAACGTAACTTCTAGTAATGAAATCTACATCACACAAAGTGGCGATGGCTTGAGCCTTGAGATGCAACAGCGTAGCAAGGACAACTACATCAGTTATAATGAAACAGGTGATGACAATACAGTTAAAGTCTATCAAGGTATGCACTCTGATGGAACCATTGACGGAAATGAAACTGGTGGCCATGAAGCATACTGGACTATTACAGGTAGTAACAATGATTTAGGCAGTTATCAGACAGATGAAAATAGAGGCGGCGGAGGCGGAGCACCACATCACCTAGCAAATATAGTAAATGGTGACTACAATACCGTAGAACACACGCAAATGGGCAAAGCAGGACACGACGGATTCATAGAAATACAAGGCGATTCTAATACAGTAGATTTATACCAAAGAGGCAACGGCGGACAACAATGGGCAGACATCGTGCTTACAGGTGATGGGCATAGTGTTGATGCTAGTCAAAGTGGAACTATGGCACATTCATTTGCTGTTGATCTCACAAACGGCGGTGGTGCTTATAGTGTGACCAGCAATCAAACAACCAACAGCACCGCCACAAGCAAGACCTACAGCCTTACTGGTATTTGTACAAACACAGCAGGTTGTGCTATAACAGTTTCACAAAATTAACTTATAACATTATCTATTTGAATTGTTAACTAAATATTTCTGTAAAAATATTTACAGAGGGCACTGATTTTGGAAAATGTACTAGTTTACTTTGTTATAGGTTTCCTAACAGCTTTTGGCTGGTGGGCAGCTGGAAAGGTCACAGACAATATCGACTCTCATTATGAACAAAGAGAGGAAGATTGATGCAACAGTTGGTATGGGCACTAGCACTTAGCACTCATTTTGGAATGGAAGGGGATTTCAATAGTGTACATCCTCACGTTAGATTCCTAGAGGATGGAGCGATTGCTGGTGCCTATTATAACAGCGTGGACAGGCTAAGTTTTTATACAGGTTATAGAATGGAGATTGATGACTTTGGTATAGAACTTGCTGCGGTCACGGGTTATCCAGCGTTTGGGGATGTTGCTCCATATGTAAGAGGAACATATGATTTCACGAACAATGTAAGAGTATTTGCCGCACCGTCATATGAAGACAAAGGAGACGAACTAGGAGTTGGCATAGTCGCCGGCGTCGAGTTTATGTTTAGATAAGGAATACACAATGAAAAAAATTATAATTGCCAGTTTAATGGCAACACTACTTGGAACCACAGCATTAGCAGACACATCAAGCATGAATGCAGATGTAGCAGGTATGGGCATACTTGAAAACAACTGGGTTCGTGCAGGAATAAATGGAACAACAGGTACATTTGGTTCTGGCGGTGGCACAACTCCGGGACTATTGTTTGATCCAACCGGAACAGGAACTTTTGATCCAAGTTACGATTACCTAACTCCGGGATCACCTTTTGATGGTTTCGCCGTTAAAATTGACGGAGAAAACAAGGTGAACAACAACGCCGGTAATATGAACCAAATTCCTAATTGTGATTGTCGCATGGGAGAAACAATGTTCGATGGTAATAACTACCTTATATGGGGTGGTATGTGGGAACACGGTGGCGGCACTTGGGAAATAA